TTATTTGAAGGCCACGAGGTTCACCTTCATGTGGTCAGGTGCGAGCTTCGCATAGCGCTGCGTCATAGCTGGCGTCTTGTGCCCCATCCAGAGCTGGACATGGTATAGTGGAACGCCGTCCTGAACCTGCCAGGACGCACAGGTATGGCGGAAGGTGTAGATCACCGTGTCGTCGAGACCCTTGATGTTCTCCTTCACTTTTTTCCAGAAGTCGACCATGGTCCTGCAGCGCAGACCGGTCCAAGGACCATTCTGACCACGACCACGCTGGCGCTCCACCGCATCCTTAGCTCGTTGCGACAGTGGAACGGTTCTGGGAACACCATTCTTGGTCTTTTTGAACGTCACGGCACCGTCGCGGACCATGTTCCACTGCAGGGGTTCACCCTCGGACCACGGACGGGCACCCGTGTGGCATAGGAAGATGAAGAAGTCCCGCTCCCGGTGGAAGCCGTTCGTGTCGCACCATGCGATGATCGCCTCGAACTCGGCGTGGGTGAAGAACCGGTCACGCTCGTTCTCGTTCTCGGCAGCAGCGTCGTGCGGCAGCTCATAGGTGAGCTTGAAGTTCGACTTGCTGGCCAGGGTACGAACCATCGACATATAGCGGTTGATGGTGGTCGGGCTGACGCGGCGTTCGGTGCGGAGGTGGGTGCGGAAGTCGCGTTGGGTCTTCTCAGAGAAGGCCTCGGTGATCGACGTAGCCGGTCCAACCCATTTCAGGAAGTACCGGGCGTTTGCGATCTGCCCTGCCCCGCCGCGCATCGGTTCCCAGTAGTCGGCGATGACAGCCCTGACCACGTTCCCGATGGTGCCGGTGTCTCCACCGCCAACCTTGGCCAACGGCTGTTCTACAGGGAGACCACGCTTTAGCCGACGCCGGCTCTCGGTCTCCCAATCTTCCGCAGCCTCGTAGCTGGGGAAACTGGCGAGATATTTCTGCCCCGCCACCATGAATTTCGCTTGGTACGAGTTGCCTCGTGTTACAATCATAAAAGGTTCTCCAGACTTGCCATTACTCGCACCCCCTTGGGTGTGAGATTTACACGCTTGTTGCGGCGGTCGAGGACATCTTCCGTCGCAACCAAGATGTTCAAACCAGGGAGGCCCTTGCGATGGGTCTCACCTAGTGCTGCTACATTGCGGGATACGGAGGCAGTGGCGTGTCCAGTAGCCTTTGCCAGTTCTGTGACAGTCTGGTTGGGCTTCGCGGCGACGGCGAGAAATATTGCCATCTGCTGGGCCTGCATTTCAGGGTTAAGCTTGCGGAACTCTTCGATAATGAGGGCAGCCTTGCGAGCCGCCTTAACGGTTTCGGTTTGAGTTTGCGTCGACATAACTGTCTCTTTTTCACCTTTGTAAATTTAGTTACAGTGGTGCATATTCCGCACTATTGCAATAATTGCAAGATGCTAATCATATCGCTCCTGCAACAGTTCGACCGCAAATAGGGGATCACCACCATCAACGGGGTAGATAATGTCCAGACCCCTCCCAATTGATGCGGAGGTCAGCCATGCCGTATCTTCATCAAAATCCGGCATGAGGTCGAACGCCTCTGGATTGACGTTCTTCATGTAGTTGGGCGCAGTCGCAAACAAGATATTTTGATCCTTGATCAAGTCGGGGTTGATGTTCGCGCCGAGGTTGGGGGTACTCAATACTGCCCACATCCCCCGGTCGGCGCTTTGTTAACTAATGTTAACTTTCCAATCTAGTCATGCATTGGTGGTTCGCTCTTCGGCGATAGGAATTGAGTCCTTTCTGCAACACACCGTTAAGCTGCAAGAATATATCGGGCGTACCGCTGCCCCGTGTGGTCTTCATGCAACGTCCTTGAGATGTTGTGCCCGAGCCGTTTCAACTCACTGATACGCTTGGACAAAGACCGGCAGCGCAGGACCCCAGCGGCCTCGATAGAAGTCACATCACCCTTCCTGCGCAACATCTGAAGGACCTGAGCAGTCATCGGTGCCGTGGGTTCGATTGGGGTGGCCGGCGCGGTCGAAACCGCCTTCGGGCTGTGGATAACCTCGGCTTTCAACTCGTGGAGCGTTGTGACAGTCCCGACGATGCGTTTGGGGCCGACGTACCAGAAGCGGATGCTGTCATCTTCCATTTCGTTCGCGCCAAGGTTGGTTACGTACTTCTGGCGGAAATCCTTGCCAGCAGTCCAGCCGCCCTTGTCAGATCGGAGGATGATGAATGTTTCCAGTCTGTCGTGGAAGCCGACTACCTTGCCGGTGTGCCCTTCTTCAGTGACCACGGTTTTGCCGAGGAGAAGCGTCTTGAGGATGTCGTTCATTGAATAGTTTCCTTTCGCTTGGGCAGCCAGGATTACCTGACACGTTTTATGTTGATGGTCAATATGTTCTTCGTCTGTTCACGTCAAAACAGCACGATTTATGTTGACTGGTTAACGCGAAGCCCCTACTGCGGCAGCACCGGTCAGGTAGTAAGCGTTGTTTTTGACCATGGCTGCAGCCGGCGACGGGATGCGCACGTTGCTGAGGTGAGCCACGGCGGCGTTACGGAGGGCGATGAGTTTCGGGTGATTAATGTGCATCGGTGGTTGCCTTCCAAATAATGATCAAGGCGACAAGGATGAGCGCCGACCAGATTGCAGGAATGATGAAGAGGAGCAGGCGGCAGGCCTGGGCGAACTCAGGGAACATGAGCCCTACCCGCGCCGACGCCGGATGGACCGTGTGAACATGCCGATGGCGAAAGCCATGCAGATCAGCAGGATGATGACGAAGAAGGCGAGCAACGGGAAAACGAAGTGCCAGAGCAGCCACATGGCGAAGAGATTAAGCATCGGGGAGACCTTTCACGTAGACCCAGACGGAGAATGCGGTGATGAAGAATGCCCAGAGGAGAGCGGTGGAGAATGGCGTCACGCCGCCACCTCGACCCAGGCCGGCCCCTGTTGGCGCATGTGCCAGACTGGCGGCTCGTAGGCCTCTTCGGTGTCTGCCGGTGCCCCGTGGTGCCGATACCAGTAACCCAGGTCGATGATGTCGATCCTCTCGGGCAGCGGTGTGCCATAGGCACCCTTGAACTCCTCAAGGTCGAACCGCGTGATGACGTGATCGCCGTACCGAGCGTGACCGATGTTGGCCCCGGTTTCCTTGTTGGCGAAGAATGTCTTGGTGATGCTGGTGACGAGGACGTTCGGTCTCATCTTACCTCCACTCTGCTTAACCTTCCGGCCAGCAGTCGAGCCGTCAGGAGAGCTTGTTTCCTTTTTGGGAATGAACCGAGCGGCGTTATCCAGCCCGGTTGGTGATGAGCCAGAGACCAGTGGCCCTTGGCGTTCTTAGAGATGACGTAGGTCGACATAGGTGCACCTTGTCAGCAAAGGGGATCGGTGATGACAGGCTGGCCATTGGCGCGAAGCATGACGTTGGCAGAATGGAGATCGAGCTTACCGAGGTGAGCGAAGCGGCGAATGAACCGGGTGGCGTGAGGATCAGCGCCCTCTGTGCCCCATCTTCCGCCCTTGGCCGCGTAGCTGCTGGCTTCGATTGACCTTTGGGCCTTGCAGCCCTTCCCAGCTCGGCAGCGCTCAACGACGGCGGCGTAGGTCCCACCGTTGCGCTGCGAGAAATAATCGAAGTGGTAGACCTTGAGGGCGTATTTCGAGCGTGTCCCGCTATCCCGCAGGAAACCACAGTATTCAGGAAAGTGATCCCGCAGATGGCTGAAGCCCGACCGACCGGCGCGGCGCTGACCAACCTTGACTACCACATCAGGGCGCTCAGGATGCGTCAGGGCAACTGCAAAGCAGCCCCTGCCCAATTGCTCATAGCCCAGGGCCTTCAGTGCCTTCACCATCCCGGCGCGGTCACCCCTACCCTTTGTCGCGGTGATATCGCGGATTGCCTGATTTGCTTGTTTGCGAATTGTCGTCATCGCAGTTGTTCCCGTTGATGCAATGGTTGCGATAGTGGATATATCAGTCGACAACAAAGCCCGAGCGGTCAGCCTTAGCTGCGCCCTTGGCATAGAGGCCGACGATGACGCCCTGTGGGTCTAGGAAGCGCATGTCGTCGCTGTCACCGTCGATCACTTCGCGGTAAAGTCGCCCGACGGCGGCGTCACCAAAGGAGTCACCAGAGTGAATGACGTTGTCGCGGGTCAGCTTGTTTCGATAAACAACGGCAAGGTTCACGCCGGTTTGCATTGCAGCCTCAACCACCTTACGGGCGTAGTAAAAGTTTGAGGCCGAATAGCTCAAAACCAACCGATAGTTGGCCGGAAGCTTGCGATATACCCGCTTGTAGACCTTGGTGTAGTCGTAAAATTGGACCTGTGGGAAGGCTTCAAAGATGCTCTTGAACCGCCAGTAACCCTGCGGAAGAGCGCGGAAGACCGGATGAGCTACTTCCCATTGAATGTCGCTGGTTCCATTGAGACGCACAGCAGGCTTGACACCCTTGCGTTCACAGTACGCGACAAAGCGCTCGAGATCGATGACCAGCTCTTGCATGAAAGCCCCGCGGTCAGCGAGGTAGCGTTTGGTCTTTTTGATACGGGCAAGTTGCACATTCGACATGCGGCCCCGGCCAGCGGTGTTCAGGCAACCGGCGATGCATCCGGCCTGTTCAGCCATCGGGCAGACATTGGCGCCAGCTACATCGTAGGGCGCAAGGTACATGATGGCGGTTTCGTACTCACCATCACCCTTGATTGTCTTGGCATTGTTGCCAGAGCGGATCAGTGTTCCTCGGAACATGGTTATCCCTCACAGTGAAATAGTTGCCACAGTGCAACTGGTTGGACATGGCGACCCCTTGGCGATCCAAGAGATAGCTATGGTCAACGCGATCTTGTTTCGGAACCAGTGAGGCTTGCGGCTAGTGGCCTGCTCGGATAGTATGCAGGAAGCGGAAGCCTTGCGGCCCCCGCCCCCTTCACTAGAGGGTTAAGAATAGGGTCACGGTAAGCGACACCGTGGCCCCTTTCTTTTTCCAGCGAAGAGTGATTGACCATGTGACCATGGTAATCCTCCTGCATTGTGGGGTTGTCTCGTCACCCCTTCCGAGTGTGGGCATTCGTGGCCGTTCCTCACGGCAGCAAGCACACCATTCAAGGCAACAAACCGATGCCCTCAATGGTAGGCTTGAGCGGGACCTGAGAGCCCCGCCGGTTACCTAAGTGTAATTGTTGCGATAGTGTATGCATTCAGACAAGCCGACGCGGGTGGCGATGGTTTGACCTGAGAACTATCAGGATCGCGGCTAGTGTCACGATAGCAGTCATTGGTTGTCCCTGTGTGATGACATTGGCAAGAGACACACAGCCCTAGAGCCGTGGTCACTTACTAAGGTCATTCGAACCTTAGGATGTCGGTGTTATTCCGTGCGCACCGCCGACTGGCGCTATTCAGTTGTCAAAGAACCAAGTGGCTTAACCTCTTGCAGTCTCGTTGGCGGTTCAGCCGCCTCAGCCCGTCCGGTTCGGCTAGGCCGTTCCGTTTGGTGTGATTAGGTTTTCTCATAACCTCTCCACTATTGCAAGCATTAATTTCTAAATGGACTTATAAATCTTCTAACATATTGCATTTAAAGGCTTATTTCTTTCATGGCCATGGATTACCTCACGTGCACTTATGCAATCTTCGCGCTTTCGCAATGATCGGAACGCGCCTACGCACGAGAGAGCCGCAAATCACCATGGTCAACCCTAGTCCACCGAAGCAGACCATACCGCCGCGTCACCCATCGCCCAGGCATTCATTCGTGTGCTAATGATTAGCGTGGGTGTCTATGGTTGAGCTATGGTTCTCAGATGGTCAGTTTGACAGAGTTAGCCAGCTCCCTAAAGAAGCCCATTATTTCCATTGCAGTTTGAAGTGCCTTAGGATTGTCGTCCATGAATGCGCAGATGCAAACCGCTATGATGGTAACGTCAGCAGTCGCTGGCAATGTTGGGGCAAATGCGCGTGTCGCCTCTCTAAGCCGCAAAAGGTGCCTTTGAACCTCAGCTTCGCTGTCGTTATGAGCTACGCTATTCCGTAGATCGTTGAACCGTATCAATGCTTTGGTTAGCTTGTCGCAGCTATCTCTCGTACCGCGCCATGATGCGCCTATGAGCGAAATCTTTTGTTGAAAGCCAAATCCTTGCAGCCTGCCTGAGTTAGGTAGGGACAGCGCGAGAAACTGATCCATCTCGAATTCAAGGGCCGCATGGTAGGTTAGCACATCGGTCACGAATGGATCAGGCTTCTTCCGCCCCGCCTCCGTGACACGCAATAGGCCTACAAGGCTGTTGTATCCGACGTTTCCCATAGTTGCCCCCCCTAGCGGCATAGGTGTCCAAGGTAGGGACTATGCAACTCAGGTTTCGCTATGGCAAACACCGATCACGAGAGACACGTCTCAAACATTCGAGACCAGAGCCAACCATAGGCCGCTTTAGCCGCTCCAAACGCATCGATAGCATGCCGAACAAGATGTAAAATCCTATGGGAGCCTTTGATTTCATTGGATAATCCGGCGTTATGCGACAATCCATGCGACAATTAGCGATGGACACCATGGTTTCCGATGGTCTCTCAGGCAGATCGAGGGGGCCACGGGGGGTTCTCCGCGCGGCATTACTTCATGATGCCACCTGAGATTTTTGTGGCAAAAACATTTGGCAACCCAGGCCACCTGAGATAACCACAGGCCACGTCGGTAAACTTGGGGTAGACGATGGCAGGATACGTGATCGGGGTGCTGGGGCTCACTATGGTGGCCCTGTTGTTAGCCGTGGTGGCCTATGCAGGCTTTGGTGGACTGAAGGATGGTAAGGCTGGCTGGTGGCCTCTGATCTTCGTCGCCCTTCTCGTCGGGATCGGCATCAGGATCATGATGTAATCAGGTGGGACCCTGGTGGCTTTGGTCGACCATGGTAGTGGGCTCCCCTCAGGGGGGTGGCCCTAACCCTCGGCCACCCTAGCCTACCATCCCTATCAGGTGGGACCCTGGTCTACTTAGGTAAGACCATGGTTGACCATAGGTAACCATAGTAGACATAGGGGGACCCTAGCTAGGGGTGTACCTAACGTCAGAGGCCCCAGGGAGTACCTGAGGCCACTGAGGTTGATCAGAACCAGCGAAGGGCGGAGCCCTGAGCCCCGTCACCGAAGTGGTCTAGGAACTTGTCTAGCTCGGCCTGGAGGGCATCCTCCCTTAATTGCTTGGCCGACGTCTGGTCATTCCGAGACAGGAACTCCACCCAGTAAGCGACAGCGCCAGCCAGGGCGTCAACGCGGTCATCGTGGGCAAGAGAGCCTCGCTGAGCGGTGAGACGGGTGAGCTGGTACATGAGGCGCATGTATGTCTGCTCCTCCTTGGCGTAGCCCTCCGTGGATTTGTAGTCCCATTCGATCACCGCCTCGTCCACGATGAGCCGGTGCTGGTTCATGATGGGCTCCAGGGTGTCGATGATGCGGACTTCCTTCTGGTTCTTGGCCCAGGCACTGTCTTCGATCTCCACCTTGTAGAAGGTCATGGCCTCGTTGCGCAGGAGCTGGGCGAACATACCGTCACCGAAGTTCGGCTCGACGAGGATTTTGTTGACCTTCTGCTTCCTGGCGCACATGAGGATTTGCTGCAGGACAGTCTTGTCGTAGCCCTTGTTCCTGGCAACGCCCATGGCCGTCAGGAAGAGGTTGCCGTGAAGGTGCTTGACGACTGCCCACACGGTTTCATCACCGCCGCGACCCGAGGGGTCAACGAACATGACCGAGCCCTCATACGGGAGGCTCTCCTTATCCCACCACATAGGCTTGTGATAGCGGTCGCCCGGGAGCCCCACGGCCTGGAGATGGTCGAGGCGCTGCTCGGCACCGGAGGCCCACGATAGAGCCTGAGGTGCACGGTTGTGGTCCAAAGGCATGACGATAAGGTCGCTGAGCCGCAGTGGGAACTTGTCACCGTCCGACAGGCTGGTATCGAGCATGAACTGCAGGGCGAAGCCTGAGCGACCATATGACAACTCACGCTCACTGAGGTCAGTGTCGGAGAAGCGTTGTGGATCGGTGGATCGGCCAGTGATGTCCTCACCGCGATCTGCAGCGTCAGACATGGCCTTGGTGATCATCGGTGCGAGACGCGCACCATACTTGCCGAGCTGCTCATCATCGGGGTACCTGGCCGGCCAGATGCGCATGACGTAGCCGCGCTCAGGCAGGACGTTGTAAAGCGACTGCTCTGACTGCGGTGTGCCTAGGTAAATGATACGACCACCCGGCTTCAGAACGGCGTCGAACTCCTTAACCTTCTCGCCCAGCAGGTCGCGCTTGACCTGGGTATCCGAGTTGTTCGGGACTTCGATGTCGTCGGCGATAAGGATATCGGCGCGGCTACCGGCGATCTGCGAGTTGATGCCGAGAGATTTGACTGAAGGGGCATGCGATGCGGTGGCAGGACCGACGTCGAACGCGATCTTAGAGGAACGCTGATCCGGCCCGGGGATGAGATGGGCGCACATCGGCATCTCAAGGATGATGCGCATTGTGAAGGTCGAGAAGTCGTCAGAGCGGTTTTTGGACGCCGAGATGACGAGGATGTTGAGGTTAGGGTTACGAAGGAGGCACCAGACGACGAAGGCCGAGGTGACCCAGGATTTCCCTACCCCACGGAAGGCCTCGATAACGGAGCGCTTCGGGCCATGCTGCAGGAAGTCTGCTAGATCATACTGAACGGGTGTCGGTGTCTTGCCGTCGAGGAACTGCTTCCAGACGAGGAATAGGAAGTTCTTGAAATTGGATAAGATCGGGTCGGCGTTGCTCGATAGCGCGGTCGACGACTTCAGCTTGGTCAAATTGTTCTCGATAGTGGAGAGATATGGTCACAGGGAGGCCCACCAGCGCGACCTCAGGGAGTCGGACGAGTAATCGGTCATCAAACTATGGATCGCGCTAGGCGGGGCTGTTAGACCTGTTTTTAGTGGTAGGCCGGGTCCCCGTCGTCATCCTCGCCAGCGAATGGCAAGTTGTCGACGATGGAGTTCACCTTCTGATTGCTGTTGGGCGCTACCGTCGTTCCGGTGTCCTTGAGGAACTGACGGACGACATTCAGGGTAGCGGCATCTGGGGTGATCTGCCGAACCTCTCCGTCCTTGTCGACGACAGTCTTGCCTTCCTTGAGGAGCTTCCCCAGTTCATCTGCAAAGTTGTCGAACAGGGCTTCGAGGCCGGTCTTATTTGTTCTCATTGCGGTGCTTAATCCAGCTTGCCGTCTTGGAGACGATCTGAATGATAAGCCAGATCGCGCCGAGGATGGGGGTTATCGTCGCGGCCACCTCGGACACCGAAGTCAAGCTCGGGAGCCAGAAGGGGGTCATTACTGCGGTAGTCGCCACGACGGTGGTGTTGTGTTCCACGATGCTCATGCCTGTGTGTTTGCTGCCCATAGCCAAAGTGTGTCTAGCTGTTCGGGTGGAATGTTGAAGAGCACCGCCATGGAGACGACGGTCTGGTTGAGACGGATGAATGCGGTGCACTCTTCCAAGTCGATGAGCATGTCATCACGGGTATCGCTGTCTGCAATCTCGTTTATCTTTTCGACAACTGCCGCCTTCGTGATGCCGATAGCCTTCGCAGCCTTCCAAAATCTTGGAGGTGAAAGTTGAGGGTAATCGGCCCTAAGCTCCTCTGCGGTCGGCGGGGGCGGATTGGTTAGCTGTCCGCCCTTGTAGATCATGCCTTCCTTGATAGCTGCGTGGTCGGCGTCGATACCAAGCACGGTGCGATCCCCAGGCATAAGTCTGGACGGATCATATTCTACGTTGGTGACGACCCCATTCTTATCGACCATCGCCCAAGCGCCGTACACGGCGTCCACGAACTCACCACGGGGACCCCAGGTCGTTAGACCGGATCGAAGATCGTACCAGTCCTGCCCGTCCTCATTCGTGAACAAAAGGATGCCCGCAGTGCTAGCCACGGTGAAGTGGCCGAAGTTTACAATCTGCATCATGCTTCTCCGAAGCCTACCCAGCCACGAACCGGGTCAAAGATTTGTATGTACTTATAGTAGAGAAACGCCACCTGCCCGTTACCACCGGCTGCACGGTTGTAACCGGTGACTACGGTACCCCCGCCGATGTCAATGTTGATGTTGCCACCAGTATTACCCAGGGAAACCTTGCGATACTGCAGGTTCGCTACACGATTGTCGGCCCATGCCTGAGCACGGTTCTCGATGCGGTTGTTGAGGTCGCCGAACTGCTGTGTGCCGATAGCGCCGCCACTCGAAATATAGAAGTGGATTTGACCGCCTTGGTCCTGCCAGCACAAGCTACCATTGGCGTCTACTACCCACCTTCCGCGCTTCACATCCCTGCGATGCAGCCACAAGCCGATGTCCGCATTGGAACCCGGAGCTGCGAGTTCGACATCCCCGGTAAAAAGGTCGCCAGACTTATTGGCGGGCGTGTAACCAAGGTTGCCCTGCTTGGCAGCGATAGCGGCGTTCAACGTTGCGAGCGATGTTCCGCCAAGGGTGGCAGCGTCACCACTGATGTTGATCGAGTATCTTCCGCCGTCGCGATAAACAGCCTCGACGCCGTTCTTAAAGAAGCCACCCTTCGTATCCCATTTACCAGCGCGGAAGTCGTAGAACCCATTGATAGAGCCGTCATACGTCTCCATACCCATGCCCCAATGGCCGGAAAGGATCATGTTGTAAGTTGAGTAGCTTGCCCCGTCACCATTACCGCCACGGGCACCATTTCGAACACCAACGCCATTGGAAATATTCCATTGCGGCGTAGACAAAGTACCGCTGAAGTTGGGATTGGCGGCTGGCGCTTTGGTAGCGATCGCTGCGTTTATGGTTGCTAGTGATGCCCCCCCAAGCGTTGCTGCATCACCTGTTATGTTGATCGGCCAGTTATAGGAGAAGTCTGTACCGTCGATCTGGAGGAGCAGCTTCCCTCCAGAGGTCGCCCATCCGACATAAATTTTATTCGCGCCCTGCCCTGCGCCGCCGCCCTGTTGCACCGGAGTGAACCCGAGAGACGGCTGTTTACCGTTGATGGCGGTGTTGAGGTTTGCGACCTTTTGGTCAATTTCGGCCTGTGTGTAGACCGGCTTAACGGGAATGTCGGCCTCCAGAGTGGGCGTTTGAGCGCCCGCCCCGAAGTTTACGAAGTCTTCGATATTCAATTATCCAACTCTCTGAAGGAGGTAGTAGCGATTGCCGCTGGCATCTTGGACGCCAACACCACGTATCGCCCAGCCTCCAGGGACCGAGGGGGTGCTTTTTCCCCCATTCCAGAACGTGTAGGAACCATAGGCACCATCGGCTACCGGGAACGCACCAGCGGGACCCTGCGGGCCACCTGGACCCTGAGGACCCTGCGGCCCACCGGGACCTTGAGGACCCTGGGGACCCTGCGGGCCCGTCGCACCGGCAGCGCCTGTTGCACCCTGAGGACCAGTTGGGCCTGTCGGACCCTGTGCACCGGTAGCGCCAGTTGCACCAGCGTCACCCTTCTTGGCAACAAGCGACCACTTGGTAGTCGTAAGGCTCGGGTCTTCGTTGAGGCTGTTGGTCGTTGAGGTCATGTAGTAGGACGAGCCGTTCCAGAAGACCACGTCTTTGCGGACGTAGGTAACCGTGGATGACCATGTACCCTTCCAGTTCATACCGCTGCCTTCAGGTCCCATCGGACCTACCGGACCCTGCGGGCCGTCGAAGCCTCTTGGACCCTGGGAGCCCTGAGGACCAACGGTGCCAGCGGGGCCCTGTGGACCAACGACACCTTGGGGACCTTGGGGACCAACCGGGCCGGTGACCCCAATAGGACCCTGTGGGCCTACATTACCCTGCGGCCCAATCGGACCCTGAATACCCTGAGGACCAATACCGAACGATACGCCGGCAGACCAATTGGCGTGCTTTGCGTCAACCTTGAAGTACATGATCTGCTGATCAGTATCGAGGAACGCGAAGCCTGCGATTTGGTCATCGTAGAGCGCCCTATCTGCCGTGTGTCCTGTAGCGTCGGCTCTGAACGCGGGACCTACCGGCCCCAGCGGACCCTGAGGACCTTGGGGACCAATGATACCCTGGATACCCTGCGGGCCAACCGGGCCAATAGGACCCTGAGGGCCTTGGGGACCCTGTATGCCGATGATGCCCTGAGGTCCTTGTGGGCCAATCGGGCCGATGGGACCTTCTGCACCCTGAGGGCCAAGTGGGCCGACTGGACCACGGTCACCGGTAGGACCTTTGTCACCCTGCGGCCCCTTGGGCATGTCTTGGTCGGTGTAGATGCGGAAGGCGCCGTCTGCATCGAAGCCCATGACACGATTTCGGCGGTCTTCGATGGACGGCAGGACGAGGTTCACACGACCGGCGTCACTCTCAGGCGCAATGATCGTGGATGTGGCGATGTAGTTTGCTTCGTCCGCAGCTTCCTGCGCCACGTACATGGACTGCAGTGCCTGACGGTTAAGGTCCTCGGCGCGAAGGGATGCACCATTGCCGATGGTGGTCAGCGGCTGGGTTGCCGGCGTCTGTCTGGCGATCTTGATCTTTTTGCCGGTGACGACAGCCTTATTGAAGCGGATGGTGTAGGCACCGGTCCAGACGAAGTCGCCGAATGGTGCGCCGTTCACGAATACCTTGACGTGATCTCGGTCGAGGTATGGGAAATCAAAGGTATAGTCGCGCTGGGTCCCGTTGCTGTCATAGTAGACATACGACAGGATTTCGATTGCCATAGTATTCCTTGCGAAGGTGAAGAGGATGGGACGTGATTGTCCCACCCTTGTTGTTGCTTAGTTTCCGAAGAGACCTACGGACTTCTTGCGGGACGATGGTGTTCTGGGGTTAAGACCAGATATCAGGTAGTTGTTGGCCTGCATGATGCCGAAAGCGTTGCTGAATGGCAGCAGCTTGAACAGAGCCCGCTCTTCCTCCTGGGACATGTCACCATGGAAGGCACCTCGGACTGCACTAACGGCGTTCGGGATGTCGTCAAGAAGACCACCCGTGGGGTTGCCGAGGATGATGTTCGAGGTTTGCCCAGTAGTGCGGGAATATGAGAACTCAGGCTTGTAGCCCGCCATCGGGATCGTAGTGTCGACCAGCATTGGGATGATCGAAGACACGCCTGCTTTCGCAAAGCCTGCCGAGGCGATCTTGTCCCATGTCAGTCGGTCCTGCAGGAACTTGTCTGCGTCCGAACGGCCCAGCGCCTGCTCACGCGTCTGCACCTCGTAGACCATAGCGCCAATGAACATCGCCATGGAGGCGTTGATGATGGCTTCAGGGTCACGCATGTGCAGCGCCTTCATCGTCTGCTTCACATAGGAGGCAGCCATGAACGTGCGGAACTGTGTCAGGGACTTGGCGATGGGGTGTCCCATCCATTTGATGGAGTTGCCCAACTGGTTCGTCTGGATGATTTCCGACGACTTGCGGTAGACGGCACGGCGGAAAGCCTCAGCAGCTTCCTTGTCCTGCCACTGATCAAGCTTCAGGCCAGCCACGCGGGAGCCATTCATCTGGACACCAGCCGGGTCCTGCAGTGCGGCCTTGACGCGACCATACATCTCCTCGGAGAGGCCGAGGTCAGCAAGGCGCTGCTCGGAGAACTTAGCCTTACCGGCAGCCGCGTTGGCGAACTTTTGGATCACCGCCTTGTAAGCCCAGCGCTTCGAGATCGTGTCGATCCCCTCCATGCCAGAAATCTTCGAGGTGATACGGCTACCACGGTCGAGCAGGTTGGATACGCGGTCCTGCCAGTGGCCACTTCCGTTGGAGATGGTGTCCAGCATTTCGTCGTACTGCTCGTTTGCGTGTTTTGCCCAACCTTCCGTGCCGGCCCCAAAGACAGCCTCAACGTCGTCACCAAAGGTGCCCCTAAGGTGGGAGACACCATCGGCACCGACGATACGGCGCATGTCAGGGAGTTGCTGGATCATGGCCTTCAGGCCGACGCTGCCAACTAAGTTGCCAAGCTCGGGGAGCTGAGCGAGACCCACTTGGTTCATCATTCGCATGAAGTTGATCTTGCGTAGCATTCGCAGCGCCCAGCCGGCGTTCGTGTTGTTGAAGGCGTACGTCTTGGTGCCCTTGATCATGTCGTAGGCGTACTGAAGACGCTCACGATCTGCCGCGATCTTCGACGGGGACTGACCAGCATCAGCGCCTCTACGAGCAACGTCGTCGAGGTGCTTAGCCCATTCCTTGTCCGAAGTGATCCCGTCGAGGATTGTCTGGCCGTGGGAAATGACCTCCCCGGTCTCATCCTTAACGTCGGCGATGGCGAGTTTCATGCGGGCCAGGGCGATGTTACCGGAGGAGCGGCGGATGTACTTCTGGGCGAGATATTCGACGTTCGTGTTCAGCAGGTCCTTCACGGATAGCTCAGCGTCATGCTCAGCTCCGGTCGCCCGAACGCGGGGCCGGTATGGCAGGACGTAGTTGGTGTCGATCAGGGAGCGCCGCTTAAATGGCTTAGCGTTCCCCGCGTCAGAGCCAACCTTGGCGGTATCAGCGGCATAGTTCTTTAGAAAGTTATCCGCGTCATGCTGAGCCAGGGAACCGGTGTCGACCAGGGACTGGATAGCGTCTTCCATGTTATTACCAGAGACACGCGCCAGGAAGTCGTGCTGGTTCACCCCTGCCCCACGTTCCTTGATGGACTTGAGGAACGCACCAGCGATGCGGTCGAGGTCAGGCTCGGCAATCTGGTCGTTGGTCTTCCGCATCCCACCCTTGATAAGGTTGTGGATCGTGCCGTCCTCGAAGTACTCGTCAGCGAGGTGGACCTTCTCGTTGTGCCATTCGTGCGGGATGTAGTTCTCGTTGGCGTGTGTCTTGTCAGCGCCCTGCACCGGACGACCTACGCCACCTTCGCGCAACAGAGGGTTCTGCTGGAGAGCCAGGGTTTCTCTGAAGACACGCGCGGTGTTGTCGCCGGCTAGCTTCACTTCCTTCGGATAGAACTCTCCCTTGTTCAGCCGGGTGTCCTCAATGTACTTGAAGACGGCCTCGTTGAAGCCGCGATCGGTACCGCCATTCTTTATGAACGCGGCCTTCTGCGGGGCGAACGTGCGCTGGAAAGCGGCATTGAACTCCTGCTGCAACATGACCTGATCTTCGTCAGCGGAGCGCCCGTTGATGTTCGGACCAATGACACCGGTGCCCTCGTTCACGAGACCTTCGGCTGTCTTACGGGCTGCGGGGTTCTCGGATTTGTCGAGCATGGCCCGCATATCCACACGGGCTGCGGCAAAGGCCGAACGAGCAGTGTCGCTGTGTTCCAGAGCTGCCATCGGGTTCTCTTGGTCGAGTAATCTCCCACGGACGGGTGCAGCGGCAGCCCCGGCATTTCCCCGTGCCGGGGGTATGTACGGTACACCTTCGTGTTCTGCGATGACCTGATGGCCGAGTTGCTGAAATCCGCGGCCTTCTGCTGCCGTGGCTGGGTTACGACCCAGTGAACCAACAATGCCACCCAGGCCAGCCCCGATCACCGTGCCCATCATAAGGTCGGCCTTGGTAGCGTTCGGGTTGAAGCCATAGTTGATGGCAGAGGTTGCCAGACCTGACGCACCACCGGCCAGGGCTGCGGACAGGACCCTGCTGACGCGATAACCGTACTTGCCGATGGTCAGCTCCGGTGCAACTGCGGAGACCGCGAGGTCCGTGGCTACGTTGACCGGATCGAGGGCCTGATTGACGAAGTCGAGTACGGTCCCCGTAAGGCCGGCTTGTGACAGCCGCATGAGGCGGTCCCGGTCAGCCTGGGCGTCTTGGATAGCCTTCTGGTAGCCGTTGGCAGACGTAGAGCCGCCGAGGAACTTGGCATAGCGCTCAGGGTCGAGGTTGGCCTTCTCCAGATCGGAAGCAATCTGATCCTCGTTAGGCTTCTGCCAGTTCGGATCAGCCTTGTACGGGTTGCTGTTCAGGATCAGCGCCAGGGTGCTGTTCTGGTTCCATGCGTCCTTCTGGGTCTGCCAGAGGCTCGGGGCTTCAGGAGCGTCGACACGCGGGGTACCAGAGACAGCCTCGTTGACCGGAAGCGGCACTTCGGTCTCTGCGGTGTACCGGGTGGCTGGGGAGACACGCGGGGTGTACGGAGCTTGGTCAGCAGCAGCCTGGGGTCCACCGAGGATAATCTCGGCTTCCCTGGAGCGGCGACCACGATTGATACCGCCGTTGTCATCGCCGCGACCTGTGACAGCCGAAGCGATGGCACCAATGTCACCGCTCTGAGCAGCGGCAACCACGTCGTGCGGAAGGCTGCCATAGTTGTACGTCGTGGACGTCAGGGCCGCCCGAACATTGCCGGGGAGCGCCGCCCACTTTTCCTGACCGACCTGCTTGGCTGCGGTATTCTCGAATTCGACGGCACGGCGGGCAAGGTCGCGTTCGCTGTCCTCACGGGTGACCACGGAGTCTGCGGTGATCGGAACGACACGTCCGTCTGCCAAGGTAGTCGTATCGGAACCGTAGCCAGCGCGGTAAGCGGTGCGGTCCCACTTCGCGTGGTCGATGTAGCCTTCAAATCCCTTGATGACGGAAATAGCGTCGGACATTGTACCTCTGATTTCTGGGGATGACCCCGGTTGTTGGCCGGGGCCGTTGGATTACTTCTGAGCAGCCGCCTTTATGGCCGCAGCGTCACGAGCCTTCTTGTCGGCAGCGCGTTTGTTACGGAGATCGTTCGCGTCGAAGATCACCTGATCGTGGTTGTCGTCGAGGATGTCGTCGAGCCCATCTTTCGAGACCAGACGGAAATGGCCTCCGCTGTCACCATTCACGTTGCCTGACGGGAGGATGGCGATGTCAGATGCGTCGATACCGTAGTCCTTTAGGGTCTTCGGGTTCTTAGCCGCCCAGTCGTCAATGAAGGACTTCACGGTCGGCTGGAAGTCGTCGTCGACAACGAAGCCGTTAACCTTCGGAAGCATCACGCCGTTGTAGATAAGCGAGGACTTCTGGACTGCGTCTGCCGCCTTGGCGATGGCGTCTTGGTGACCCAGACCGGCAGCGATAAAGCCACGAGCCAGGTACTGGACCTTATTCTCGATAGCGGAATAATTCCCTGGGCGCGTCGATCCGAAGCCGAACCACCCCTGCCCCTTAACGATCCCACCCATCAGACCGTCGATCTGGGCTTGGTCGTCTTGGGAGAAGTTCGTACTGGGCCTGATCTGCGGGTTGGTGATCTCGATAGCCTTGGCCAGCGCCTCCTCGTCGGAGTAGGTCGTGCCATCCGCGTTCGGGACGGTCTTGAAGGCGTTGAATACCGAGATCGCGTCCCGGTCCTCCTGCTTCTGAACGTAGTCGTGTAGGCTGTTCTGGCTCTCGTTCAGCATCCACTGGCCAGTCTTCAACATGGTGAGGACCTGCTGCTTCTGATCAGGATCGCTCAAGCTCGACGGAGACAACCTTGCGGCAATTCCGTTGACCTGGGTCTTGAGCTGAGGGTGCTGGAGGCCAGCCGCTCGGAGATCGTTGAACTCGCGAGACAACTGCTGTGTCGGGTTCTCATGGCGCTGCTTGGCCACATCCGGGGAACCGGTGAGATATCCCTGGACAGCCTTCTTCTTGAATTCGTCGTCAGAAACCTCCGAGACACTTCCGTCCGCATTGGTGAACGATGGTGCCTTGGTCTGCGGGAAGGTCTTGTTCAGGATGGCGTTTCCGCCGATCTGGGCCTGAGAATTCTCCCAGGCTACCTTGGCCTTCTTCTGAAGCGCTGAGGATGCACTAGCGATGATGGCTTGGGCCTGATCCGCCGTACGCGGGTTGATCAGAAAGCCGACCTTGGTGCCGTCCGGTGCGACGGTCTGAGCCGAGGCTAGCGCAATTGCGTAGCTCGGGTTCGTGAGTGCGTTATCACGGGCTACCGCGAGGACGGTGTTGTCGATGTCCTTGTTGGTGAGACCAAGAATACCCTTCTGGCCGATATTGGCATACTGAGCGCGGACAGCGGCCTGGACCTTCCCTGGATCGTCACCGGCTTTGATACCGCTGTCGACGGTTTGGCCGATCAGGGTATAAGCGCTGGTGTGGGCGTCCTCGACAACCTTCTGGTTCGCGACATCCTTCATATGACCGTCGACCCAATCGAAGAGCGGGTTGGTCTGTCGGATGTATTGGGTCGCCCTCACCGGGTTCATACCGGCGATGGCTTCCTTCTGGAATTTCTCAATATACTGACGGGGTTCGCCGTGGACCGAAGGATTGTATTCGGTCTTGAAGAAATTCTGCAAGGCATCGCTATCCTGAGAACCCTCGCGGGCACCCACAGCAGCGTCGATGCCGGCCTGCTTCAGGGGATCGGCGTAGGCAGGAAGTGTCCCATCCTTGCGTGCCTGGGCAATCTCATCCTTCGACATTCCCCCGATCTTGGCTTCCTGCAACTGCAAGGTCTGCTTGTCAGCAGCGTTAGCCTTGATGGCGGCAACCTGACCGTAGGTGTCGACAGAGGAACTGAAGCCCTCCAGCGCTTTTGATAGGCGCTCAAGGTTGTTGTCCATCGGCGTCCGTGCCGGCTGGGCGTACGTGTCGACAGGTGAGGCCTGAGGTGTCAGGCGGGTATTGAGCTGCAGATTGGTGTTAACGTCTACGCGGCCTTGTGCCATCAGCTAGCCCCTGGGGTTCTCTTTATTTTGTTCGTGTAGGAGTCGAGGCCCGAGCTGGCGATGCCGATAGCGTACGGGAGGAACGACGGCTTTGCGGCCTTCTGGACGGAGTTGATGCGGCTCTCAGCCTGCGACTTGACGCCATCGAGATTGGCCCTGAGCTGATCCTGGGTCATCTTCAGGTTCTGCTCGTTGGTCCGCTCGAACTTGCCCTGCTGCGCGTTGTAGTCGGCGATCAGGCTGTCGACGGTGATACCGGTGATGCCAACCTCACCCGAGGTGACCTGAGCTGTGCCCCGGGCCTTGGCGGTGGTGACATTGGCGTCTTCTAGGTCACGACCAGCGGCAGCCTTCTCCTGAAGCATGCGCTCTTGGATTTGGGCGTACTGATCGGCGGCAGCCTTGTTGGCCTCGATCCGGTTATTCTCTGCGAGTTGGTTCTGCGTCTTCGCCTGAGAGGAGGCGCTCATGAAACTGGTGACTTGGCTCGCGGCTCCAATAGCAAAGCCTGCAAGCGAAATTGGATCACACATTTGGGGTCCTAAGCTTTACAAATTCGATGAAGGGTCTGCGCTCAACGCCGTGGTCGGGGATGACCCGGAGGAGCGAGAAGCCGCAGTGTTTGATGAATGCGATGTGGGCCTCATTACGGGCGTCCACGTAGTTCCCCAGGAGGGGGTATTTCTCATGCAGCATGCTCATGACGGCAGGCAGGTTTTTCACCATGTACCGGACATGCTTGAGGATTTCAGGCGTTGCCAGCATCCAGACGGCCCCTGTGAATGGGATACCGTCAACCGGAATGACGCCCAAAGCGCACTCTGGGCTGCCGGCCACGGTCCACACCCACGAGGGGCCAAGTCCGACTGCTGCTGGTAAGGATATCTCAGGTGCCACGCCGGATGCGGCTAAGCACTCGGCGCGGTCCTCAGGTCGAAGCCGTGGGGCTAGGTCAACCATGTCGGCTACCGTAGCCTCACGGAATTCAATCATTGTACCCTTCTGGATTTGACGACGTAGTTTGCGGTCCATTCTGCGGAGATGATCGACGACGGCAGGTAGCTGTCATTGATCAGTTCCACGGACACCTTGTCGTTCTGGGAGAGGATCGGCACGTCTAGGACGCCATCTCCGATGGTGATGCTATCTGCACGGTTGTTGGGATCACCCATGACGCGCCCGTTTGTGGCATAAGCCCGCATGAGCATCCCACGTAACGTGACCTCCGCTCGAAGGTATGCGGTCTTGCCGTAGCGGACGAGCAACCGAACGAGTTGAAGCCGGCCCTCGGTTCGTACAAGCGGTGATCCGGACGAGCTGGTCTCGCGCATGTAGATCGTTGAGAGGCGGAAGCGGGACGTGTAGTTAAGGCCCACGTATATCGGCAGTGTTCTGTGGTCACCGACGAGATCGAAGGATGCGGTGGACACGTTCAGCGGGTGCAGAAGCAGACCGGGGCCGATGTTCGCCCCACCAGCGCCGCTTACGAGGACGTAGGCGTTACCGGTGATATTTGCCGGGACTGTGGTCCTGTCGGTCACGGAGTTGTAGGTCCGGCCAGTTCCAGGCAGGACGATGCGATGATCGAGGTGAACCAAGAAGGCCATGCCGGGATCTACGTTACCAGATTGGATGTCAACGCTCTCGATCCAGACGTTCCCTGAGGTCGTCTGAACTAGGACGTAGAGCTTGCTCTCCACGAACCAGAAGTCGAAGATGCGGGTAACATCGGTAAACTCCCACCGAGACCAGCTCGACTGGACCTTAGACCGCTCCTGATAGAAGTACTTGTAGACGTAGAGACCGCCCCCACCCTCGTCGGTCTGGACGATCACGACATCCTCATGGGTTGATCCGCGCATCTTGATCACCTCGCCCCGCAAGTACTGGGGGACGTTACCGGTGATGTCCTCGGCCTTACCAAGGTCGCTGGCTGGATCAATGGTGTACTCACGGATCATCGAGAACTGCCCGCGTTTCACCGGGAAGTAGACGTTGTCGCCGTTCACAACCGGCCTGCACCGAGAGGACATGCTGTAAGAGGTTGACGGACGTATGTTGACCGTCTTGTAGGTCAGCGTATCGCCGCCAGCCATCATAGCCTGGGAGTTGTCAGAGAACAGGATCAGCCGGTCGGCGAAGCCAACTCCTGACCTGAGTACGGACACGTCGGTTTCGGAGGAAGCCACGTCAATCGGATCATCGTCCATGGTCGTCGTGGCGGTCGTCTTCCAGAAGTCGAACGGACCACCGGACCTACCGAGGATCGTGTTCTCCTCACTGAGGAACCCGAGCCGGTTCTTGAACCAGATGATGTCATTGATCGGTGACCCTACGAACGAGGGGCTCGGACTGGTCGTCTCGTCACCGCACTTGCGGCGCTCCCACGTCACAGGACCAAAGGTGAAGGAACCATCCGACTGACGGACCAGCGCATGCGGCATTGTCTCGCCGTCGAAGGCCAGACGTGATCCAGGCTTGGCGCACTCGACCCACCGTCCACCAGTGATACCGTAGTCACCCGAGGCGCTAGGGGTGAACCGAACGTAGTAGTCGTCATATGCTGTGGTGACCGAACCCTTCACCTTGATCGCGACCCCCGGATAGCCATAGGCCGGGAGATCAGAGAAGTCCTGGGTCTCGTACTGGATAGCCTTCATGGCATGGCCGTTGTAGCCATCCTCGACCGTAACCGTGAACGGGCTCGACGATGTGATGTAGATGACGCCCTTCCCCGCAACCACACCGTAGCCCTGGCCGGCCAAAGTAGAACCAAGGTTGCTGTCGGAGGCCTTGTAGACCCAAGCGGTTGTGTTGTTGACCGTCTTGCCAAGGTCCAGGGTTTCCCCGGTAGCCAGACGTCGAGCGATATACGCCGTGTCGACACCGGGGCTCTGGGCACCCGAGGTCCCGTCAGGAGTAGTGTATTGGGCCTTGATCGCACCGTTGATACGGATGTTGTAGGTCTTGCCGTAATTCCCGGCCATGACGTAGACAATTGCCTCGTAGGGCTGTGCCGGTTCCAACACGTTCGGGTCCAACTGGGTGGATCGCTGCGTGTTCGTCATGTAGGTGTAGTCGCCGATTGTCGCGGTTCGGTAAGGCGGCTCAGGTAGGTCCCCGGCGTACTGTAGGTACTGTATACCGCCAGGGTAGTTCACCTGTCGCTCTTGGCCATCTAGGGTGAACACGCGAATACCGCTGCGTGACCAGATCGTCTCGTAACGCTCTTGGCTATCCCGGTTGATCGGGTGGCAATGGATCGGGTTGGAGTTGAAGTCGCCAACGATCTGCGGCCCCCTCACCAGCGGCGGACGCTTAATGAGTCCGTCGACAACCGTGGAATGCGAATTGATTTGCAGGTCGCCCTGAGACGCCATGCGCAGTGCCATTGCTTGCTGCGAGACGCCATTGATGAAGTTCGGAATACTTCCGGAAATGCGAGCCATTAACGACGCGCCAGGAGCCCCTGCATGAACTGGCTGTCCGACAGCATATTCGGGTCGTTGGTAGCGATCTCGGCCTCGACCATGGCAGCCTGTGCCATCAGCTCGTCCTGGGCCGTATAGGAGTGGACCTGACCATCACCGAAGTATTGGTCCTGGTACTTCCTGGCCGCACGGATCATGCAGAAGTTGGCAACGACGGGCGGAAGGTCTTCGAAGGCGAAACCGAAGGTGATGTCCAGGGAGACCGGCTTGGTCCAGACGAACGTATGGTCGTCCTTGTTGTAGAGCTTGGTGCCGCGCTGGACGGCGTTGATCGAGGCGTCAGCCCCATCGGTGTCCACCCGAAGCGTGTTGCGCGGGAGGATGATGTAGCCGTTCTGATCGGGCGAGATGGTGTAACCGGTCTCGTTGTTGAACGAGAGCCCTTGCGACTGCACTTCGACGAGGGTTGCTCGGAGGGTATTTCTGGCGAGAGAGGCATCGGTGATCTGATCATCGTCCAGCGTGGAGATTGGGCTCTGCGTGGAGGTCGCGAGCATCACATTGATTGCCTCAAGCTCCGTGAGTGGCGTCAAGCCATCAAGTGAAGACATAAGGGTTCCTTAGGGGTAGAAACGAAAAAACCGAGGCCCCGTTAGGAGCCCCGGTGATGAGGGGAAATTAGGCGGTTGCCAGCTCGATGGCGGCTTCCGAACGAACCACGCCGTGACCCATGGCGTACTTGGCGACGAACAGGGTACCCTGACGGGCGATCTGGTATTCGCTCTCGGCCTTGAGGTCCATCAGCTTGACCGTACCAACCGCCGAGCGGTGGGTGATCAGGCCTGCGGTCTTCGAGAAGTCACCAAGGTATTTGCCCGTGGTGATGTTGGTGTTCGGCAGGTTGGCGGTCTTGACCGGGAGGATTTCCGCGATCATTGCGACGTTACCGTTGGCGTACGAGCCTTCGCCACCCCAGTCCTTGTTGATGACCTTGGTGTTCTTTACGAGGGCGTAGTACTGCGCCGGCTTCATGTACGAGTATCGTTCCGTCGCCGGAATGAACTTGTCATCGAGAATGCCTGCAGCGTCGAAGTGGGCGTCGGCAAATGCCTGGGAGTCCGTGAGGTAGTTGGCGTTGACCAACTTGCCGCCACCCGGAAGACCGGTTACGCGGGCACCTTGACGGGCAGCGAGGACACCATTGATGGCGACGTTGCGGTCGAATGCTTGGGCAAGCTCTTCACCCATCTGCTTCGTGAACTCGCCACGAACGTCAACATGCAGCTTGGCCTCTTCGATGTTCGCGATGAACGTGGAGGTGAGCAGCAGGTCGTCGATGGTGATGACGACTTCGTTTACCGGGATCGTGCCGCCGAGGACTTCAGCACCGGGAGTATGGTAGGCAGCGTTGCCCGAACGGCCCGTTGCGTAGAAGCTGGCAGACTTGCCGTTGGCAATCGTTCGGACCTGATGCTTGTCGACGAACTGCGACGTCTGCGCGAATGCGGTGATGATCTCGCCGGTAGCGACCTTGAGGAAGAGTGCGTCCGATGCACCAGCGCCGTTAGCCTGACCCAACGGAGAAACAATAGCGTTAGCCATTTTGGTATTTTCCTTACGATGTTCTGAGGTTTGCGCGGACCTAAGAGCAACACGGAAGGTTCATTGAGATTATCCTTGGACCATCCCCCTCAAGGGACAGTATTCGGGTCACAAGTCGTCTATCGTGAGACACTTGGTTCCAGTAGTCACCGCCTGAAAAGGACAGTGTGACTTGCTCGAACTTTCGTAAGATTGGTCGGGAGCAGGGATTCGATACCCCGATCTGCAGGGAGCGACCCTACCGTCTTCTATTAGACGAACCCCGTTGACAGAGGTCCCCATTGGAACATAATGAGAACATGCGTGTGGCGGCACCATCAATGGAGATGCGAATGACTATCGAGTCATCCAAGAGTGAAGCCAAACGACTAGCTGATTTCAAATTGGAGAGGCTGGAAATTTCCTGCCCATGTGGTAGGCGTGGAAGCTACAACGTCGAAAGGCAAATCGGCCGATATGGGAATATCCAGATCTGCGATTTCATTGCTATGAAGGTGGCACCAGTCTGCCATCTTTGGGTTAGGCCTGAGAAGTACCGAAGGTGCCACGCGGGATGCGAACAGCTCTTATGGATGTTTAACCCCGCTCCGTTCACAGAAGAATATGCCAAGGCGAAGAAGTGGTGATGAACCAGCGCGACATCGGAGGCCTCGTCTTTGCTGCGGTGATCGTTGCCGCGCCGTTCATTATCTTCGTGAAGTGGCTTCTTACTTCTTAGCCACGGGAGCGTTGGCTCGGCGAGCCGCAGCCTTAGATACCGCAGAACCCTTCTTGGCATACCAGACACCTTCAGGCTTCGGCCCCTGCTGTTCAGGCTTGTCGCTGTCATCACCGGGCTTGCCATCAGCAATCTTTCCATCAGCCCAGCGCTGCGCGTTGTAGTCGCGGACCTTTTGGACCGGAGACGGGGCATTGGGCACCGGGGTGTTGGCCACACGAGCCGCCGCCTGTCCAATTGGAGACTTGGCAGACGCGATACCTACTGCGACCGCTGGCTTCGGAAAGTCCTGCTTCTGCTCAGGCTTGGCGTTCGAACCATTGGATGTCTTTGGTGCGCTATCGACGGCTGCCTGGGCGGCGTTCGGCTTCGTGTCCGGTGGGCCGGAAGTAGCGGCCTGGGACGACGGGGAATTACTGGGGTTGGCCGTCTCTGACTTCAGCTTCGTTGTGTACGACTTGCCGTTCCAACTGAAGGTCTTTTTGCCGGCAGAACGGGCGGCTCGGAATGCTTTGCCAAATTCAGACATGCGGTGTCCCAAGGTTATCGTAGAACTGGATCAGCCTGTGGCCGCACAGCGTCTTCGTGGTTTCGGATCGTTTGAGGGCAGCGATCAAATTGATCACTTCCTTCTTCGTGAGAGGGCCCTGCGCCGGTCTCGGCACTTCCTGATCGAAACAGATGCGGAGGTCCGCAGGTAGCTCAGGGTAAACAGGAGATAGCTGCTTAGCGCCAAAGCTCGCGCAGCTTGTCATTGTCAGCGCCAGAGAGGCACTCACGATCAGCGTCTTGAAGCGCGTCAACATAGGCGTTCAGTCCATCTATCTGGGTGTTGAGTTGTGTGACCTTCGCAGCGTCTTGCGCAGCCTTAGCGGCGTCAGCGGCACGAGCGGCCTGCTCTGATTTCCTCAGGTATTCAGAGGTAGCAAGCTGGTCCTTCACGGTGGTTAGTTCGGCTGCGTGTTTGCTATCGAGCCGCCCCTTGCCGTAGATAATCCCGACAACGGCGAGGACAGCGAGGATCGGTGCAATCCACTTCATGAAGAATGCCATTGTCATTGGGATACGGTTTCCGGTGATTGGATGTTGGAGAGGGCTTGCCGATAATCCATGTGACCTATCGTGGTGTAGGCCGTGTACATCGCTGGGATGAGGACGGTGACACCCACTGCCGCCGTCTCAAGTTTGAGCCCGATGGCGACGAATAAGGCGATCCACGAGAGGACCATGGCGACACCCAACCAGAGCTTCGAAGTCCTTCTGGTCGAGCGAGAGTGCATTACGGGTACTGCTTGAACGGCAGTTGAAAGTGCGGGCCGTCTTTGAAGGTCTTCCAGTCACCGCCCCATTCAACGGGGACGCCTACGAGCTGGGCAGCCTTCTTCACGATCGGTGCGAACTTGTTGTAGACCGCCCAGTCCCAGGAGACCTTGCCGCCCACAATGGGGACCAGATCGACAGCATGGGCGAACCCATCCTTGCCGGGGATGTGACGGGAGTTCATGGTGGTGGACACGCCTTTTGCGACGTTCAGCTTCTGCTGTGCAACCGAGCGGGTTCCTTCCATGACCGTGAAGTCGATGTCCGAAATTTCCGCTAGCTTCTTGACCACTTTGACGAGGTCTGGGTGCACATGGTCGAGCTTCGCGAGGCTGGAGGCGCTCAGCGTGATGGCCATGGTATCCTTTGGTTAGAATTTGTTGCCCGATACTTCTTGCCTCGGGACCGGGCATTTTGGTTTACAGCCGCGACCGGTCGAGCTTTGCAGCTACCTGGGCCGTGTATGCGGCATCCTTGCCATAGCGTTTGTCGGTCATGGCGGTCGTAACATCCGCCCATGAGGCGAACGTTGAGGAGTCAGTCCTGGGAGGTTTCCCGCCGAGGAGCTTTCCGGTGGACCTGCCGTTGGCGGCTTCGTACGCCTCACGCAGCTTAGCGACACCCATGGCCGCATTGTCCACGTTGGTGTCAGCCATGGTGGCGTTGTAGGCTTCGATCTCAGCGGCGCTCAGGCCGGTAGCGGCCCAGATGAGCATGGCTTCGAGATTGTCCTTACCACCGGCAGCCTGTTCGATGCGGATGTTGGCGAGTTCCTGGGCTGCCTGCTGTCCACGGATATAGTTGTCGACCATGTTGCGGTCGTAACCCATTTCCTCGGCGAGCTGGTAGTCCTCGTCGGAAAGCTTGCCTTCCTGCTCGGAGAATTTCCCCGTCAGGTATTCCACGACCTCGGTCGCCGTCAGGGGCTCTTCAGCCTCGTCCGGTGTTTCCTCGGTCTCATCGGTAGGCTCTTCAGAAGCCTCCTCGACGTCGTCTTCGGTGATCTCCAAATCCTCAGGAAGGTCATCGCTAGGATCACCCTCTTCAGATTTTTCTGCCAAATTTTCATCGGCGTCTTCTTCAGCACCCTCGTCGCCTGACGGGGTACCGAGCTTCTTCTCAAGTTCCTGATAGGCCCTGAGGAGGTCTTCGGTGGACTTGAATTTCTCAGGCAGCTTGAGTGCGCTTGAGGCCGCTTCCTTGGCGGAAAGGGCTTCTTCGGTGGTCGAAGGTGCGCTGGCTGCAGCGGCTTCTAGTGCGGCAGTGGCCTGCTCCTCGGTGGGAACAGACCCTGCGTTTACGGTGATACTCTCCATCAGGACGGCACGTACAGAGAACCGCTCAGGAGGACGACACTGCCATCTTCCTTGGCCTCTGCCATCTCGGCGGCTTCGCTGGCACCCCTAGCCTTGCGGCCTTTCGCTGCCTTGGTTTCTTCAACGACTTCGGTTTCTTCGGCCATTACGCCCCTTGTGGTTGCGAGGCATCGGCCTCTTGTTGCTGTTGGTCACGAATACCGCCGCCGACCTGGGCGACCGCATTAGGTGCGCCGGCCAGCATGATTTGATGCTGACGTTCGGCTTCGATTTCCTGCTGAAGTTCCTCGTCGGTGCGCACAAGGCCACCAGTGTCGATCCCGAGGGATGCACCGCGACGCTTGAAGTATTCGCCGGAGGAGATGCGCTGCTGGACGACCTGCGGGCCGAATGTCTCGGCGGCACCTTGGATGAATGTATCGAGGTTCGTCAGATCGTTACCACGACCGAGGGCATCCAGACCTGTCACGATGGACGTGCTGGTTATTTCCTTCGGTAGCGGGGGTACCTTGCGAACGGCTTCCATACGGACACCGAAGAGCTTGGCGACGGGCATTTGGAGTTCTTCAGAAAGAAGGGAGTAAATACCTCCAAGACCCATATCTAGCTCGCTAGCCATGAACCTAATCTCCTCTGCGGTGACCCGTTCGCCCTTCCGCTGGATCGCGGAGTTGAGCAGGAAGCCGTAGGAGATGCGCTCCGTCAGCGTCTGGATCAGGCGTTCGGCCACACTGAAGTCAGCCGCTTTATCCATCTGAAGACAGGTGATGTGGTCCCTGTGACCCTGGACAAATCCGCCGTTCTCAGCCTTCGCTAGCTTTGCAGCGGACGTCGTGGAGTTTGGGGCAACGAGCCATACGACCTTTGCGGCCTGCATGGTTCCATCGCGGATGGCTCCGGTCAGTGCGTTGAGAGATGTCAGGTCACCGACGAATTCGTCAACGAAAGCTCGACCGTAATCCTCCCCTTCGAGATACGTCAGTCGGACGGGTATCCACGGAAGCTTGTCCACTGGGAATTCCCCGGTGTAGCCGCCCTCGACAACGATGTCTTCGACTTCCTGGGTGACAATGTACTTGTCGCCGTCTTCGTTCAGGCTGATCTTGGTGTAGACCTCGATCTTCGCGTCACGAGCCAGCGTTGCATCGGCGACCGGAAGCATCGCCCTGATCTCGGAAGGCAGCGCCGTTTTGGCAATCTCTTCCTTGACCACGATGTCGAGCACAGTCCCCTCGGGATCACGCTGGACTACATAGGAGGTCAGGCGGAAACCGCGAGGCTTACCATCCTTCGGGATGTAGATAAGGTAGTTTCCAGAGACGACGAGCTGTCGGCAGCATTCAAAAATGATCGGCCTGAACATGGAGCTGTTCATCTCGTTGATGACGGCCCGCTCTCTGGCTGACAGAAGCGCTTCGATGGTGCCCCGCTTGTCGGTCGAATTGGTCATAGCCGCCAGGGCTAGATCATCGACCTGATACTTGAAGAACGGGGTGTTTACTGGAAACAGCGAGTTCTGAAGCTTCGACGCCAAGTTCCTAACGCAGCGCGAACCGAGGGACTGGTTGGTATCGTCGAAGTCGGATGCGCCCGTCTGCCCATCTTTCGGGAACAGATACGGCACGGTAATTTTGGCATTGCGCTGGGCTCTGGTGACGTATGGGTTACGGTCCTGAACCAACGCATTGTAAAGGGACTTAGCGCTAACGACTTGAACGTCTTCGGCCATTAGGTCGGAACGTTAACGCCAATCTGAGGTCGGGCCGTCGGCATTGGGGTGGTGAGCCGGTTGACCAGGGACTTCTTTCCCTTCCGCTTCGCTGCGGCGGTCGCAAGGTCTGCATCGGAGCCGCTAGCACCAACCTCATTGAGGACAGGTGCCTGCGGTGCATCGACCGGCGGAGGCGCTGCCTGGACCGGGTCAGCCTTCTGAATTTTAGGCTGCTTAGGTGGACACATGTTTTTCTTCCTGGGCAGCGAGATGCTCCTCCAGGAATTGGACAACAGTCCTCTGTCCATGCAGGGCACCTATGGCCCTGTCACTGAGGGTTAATAGATTACTCGGAAGTTCATTCGGGAAGGCCTTATTCAGGAACTCCACCAAATCCTTAGGTATGTACGGGGTGTCATCCATGGATCACCTTCAGAGTGCTAGGGGTGTACCTAATACTTCCACCCTCAAGAATGTCCTGAGAGTGGATACAAAATTGCGTCGATAGAAGCCCGGAGCTTGCCGATCCCGCTGTCGTTCTCGATGATGTGGTCGACCTGACTATCGGGGATGCCGGCTTCGGCCACATGGGAGGATTTGGCGCGACGCAGGACAGCCGGCTTCAGCTTCACAGAATGGCCGTCGTACATGCGGGTATGCTCCAGCTCATTCACGAACCGGACATCGTCCACGACAACCGGACCAGCCGTGCGTTCCACCTTGGCGAACCATGCGTTAGTCCAGAGATTTCCGCCGATCAGCTTACGTCCCCATTCGGTGCCAAGGGTCTCCATGGCATGTCGGGGTGTCTTACCGCACAGATGTTGGCAGGGTTCCTCCTTCAGGTCCCCTTCGAGTTTCCGGTGGATTTCGTCGTCGTCGAGCCCACAGGCACGATAGAACCCAGCAAGCATCGCCTTCAATGGGCCGGCGAATTTCACCAGGGTGAAGTCGTGACCATACTGGAGGTATTTGGCGACTTCGGATTTACCGGAGCCGCTTGGGCCAGTCAGTGCAATGACTTTGGTCGCCAGAGGATCGCTTCCTTCTTCTTGAAATCATAGTCGGTGAAATGGAGGATGCGGGCGCACCGAGCCTGTGTAAGGGCGTACTCCGCGTCGAGCTTCTTGTTCTCGTAGGCACCGACGATGGCCGGCCACCAATCTTCCTCGTTCTCAAGGTCGAGCTTGTCGAGGAGCTTGGCAGCGGACACCGGACCCATCCCTGGGCAACCGGGGTAACCGTCTGTGGTGTCGCCGGTCAGCGTCTGCATAAGCCAGTTGTACCTGGCAGTCGGCTCGTCAATCTCCAGCCAGTTTCCGCCGTGATAGAGGTTGCCGGGGATCGTCTTCAGGTCCTTGTCGGCGGAGACGATGATCTTCTCTCCTTGGATCAGTGAAGGATGCGTCGAGAGGATACCCAGGACGTCATCAGCCTCGATGCCCGGTTTGCATTTAGCACCGTGGCTTTCGATGAGCCATCGTTTAACTGCAGTAACACCGAGAGGCTTCCGTCCCCGTCCACCTTTGTAATCTGCATAAATTTGATGGCGGAAGGTAAGTCCCTGTGAAACAGTGAGGACAACATCGGTAGCTTCAAGCTCCTTCTTGAATTGCTCGACAGTATCGAGGAGGGTATTCTTCACTTCCTTGAGGTCGATAGAGTAGAACCATTCATCGTCCTCTCCTTCGAACTCCTTCATACCTGCGGCGCAACCGCCGACTACTAGGATGTCTGCGTCGAGCAGTATGGTACGCTTCAAGCGTAGATGCTCCTGATACCGTAGGTGTTGGTTAGGTTGTCGGCCATGGCCTTCTCGTCACTCGGCGACAAGGGTGCTGGCGTGGAGGGATCGAAGGGTACGGATGGCGTCGTCCGGGTGGATTTGGAACCACTCCGTTTTGCCGAGGCGATACGAAGCCAGCATGCGATGTAGAGCTTGCTCACCCAGGCCACTATCGTAGACTTCTTCAACGTGGGCATATGTGTATCTCCTATAGGGGTCTGAGGTATTGAAGACGCGGAGACGGTCCTTGGGTCGAACCGTCTTTCCGATCTTGCAGAGGTTGGGGTAGAGAGGGTGGACGAGGACATAGAGGTACTCGCCCTTGGGATCAGGCATCAGTGGGTTTGGCCCCAGTTTGCGCCGATGTCGTAGTTACCCTTGAGCGGGCACCGGAAGTTCAGCGCCTCACCTGCCAAGCGGATGGCTTCGGTGGCGAGGAAGCCGACGCGTTCGGCGATGGCGGGATCAGTGTCGATCTGCCATTCGTCATGGATGTTCCCGACGAATTCGTAGTCGACACCAGCGACGAACCCTTCGAATGTCAGCAGACCTTCGAGGATCACGAGCGCCTTCTTCATGATGATGGCACCGGCAGATTGGAGGAGCGTGTTCAGCGCCGAGTGAGCCGAGCGGATCGGGACGTATCGACCGTCGAGACCACGGAGCTTCCCAAGTTCCGCCCTGGATTTGCATGCGTCGACCAGCTTCTTCAGTGCCGGGAAAGCCTTCATCAGCTTCTGTCGAGCAGCCTTGCCAGCCGCAACAACCTTCGCCTGGGAACCCTTGACGCCAAGGATCGTACCGAGGTTGAAGTCGCCAGAACCGTAGAGCATGGCGTAAATCCATGTCTTGGCAGTATCGCGGTCACAGCCCAGCGCCTTGGCGTTGAGCGTGTGCATGTCCGTGCCATCTTCCTTGCGACCTTCAAGGATGGTCTTGATGTAAGCCCCGCCATCCCACCGGGCCATATAGCCAGCGAGGCAGCGGAGTTCGAGGGCGTCGGCGTCACAGCCTACGAGGACCCTACCCTTACTCGCAGTGAACAGGGCTCGGCATTCGTGGCCCCAGCGGACCTTGCCAGACGGCACCTGGGCCATGTTCGGCTTCGAGTGCGTCATGCGGGAGGTTACGGTGCCCATGGTGTTCACCCGGCCATGGATGCGTCCGTCCCTGACTGCCTTGAGCCAAGCCTCCTTCCCTTCCGACAACATGCCAGTCAGCTTGTCGATCTGCAGGTACTCGGTCAGGAGTGGCGCTGCTGGATACTTGAGCTGACTAAGGACTTCGTCGTCGACCTTTGGTTGGCCGTCCGGTGTGAACAAGGCAGGCTTCCAGCCGTAGACCTTCTGGAGCCGGTTCGCGATATCCTGGCGGGATGTCGGATTGAACGGCTTCATCTTGATCTTCGTGTAAGGCGCACCCTCGTGGTACGTCTCACGGACCGGGCCAACGTAAGGAGTCAGTTCCTTGCCCGTCTTGTCGCTGAACCGCCTCTCAGTGATGGTTATATCGAGGTCCGACCGCTTGACTGTGCGGTCAGCCTTCGGTGTCATCACGCCGTCGAAGCGGTACCAAGGCGCGAAGATTGCGGAGAGTTTCTCCTCGATCTCGGTTTGCGCTGACCGCAGGTTGGCATAGAGCTTGTATGCCTCGACCTCGTCGAACGCCCAGCCATACGCCTCCTGTCTTGAGATGATCCGCTGGACGTCGTGTTCGAGCAGAATGCTATCGAAGGAAAAGTCCTTCTTGCGCAACCTTTGCAACAGTGTAAAGGTTACCTCAACGTCCTGCCCGCAATAGTCCTGCATCTCAGGTGACCAGCGGCCCCAGACGTAATACGTCAGTTCAGCTCCGGTCAGCCCTTCGGCTTTACCCTCGGCCTCCTTCTGCTTACCGTAGTCACCCTTCCACAGACCCAGGCGGTAGCCCCAGCTTTCCAGGCTGTGGCGTCCGTACATCTGCGGCGGTATCCAGTCGCCTTTTTCGGCTTGCCGGAAGTCGGCGTCACGCATGTCTGGGTAGATCGTGCGGGACATGATCACGGTGTCCAAAACGATGCCCCTCGGTTTGAACCAAGGGTAAATCTTCTGGATAGCCGGGATGTCGAAGCCTTGAATGTTGTGGCCGGCGATGCAGAACGCATCCATCAGGATTTTAACGCCGGTAGCGATCGGTAGGGCACCGTCGTATGCGTGGTCCGTGAAGTGGACCGAAGAGCCCGTCAGTGTGCTTTTGATGACCAGTGAGTGGATCACGGTCATCTCGGGTATCAGTCCGTCAGTCTCGATATCGAAGACAAGCTGCTCTCGCTCGTCTAAAGGTTTACCGTCGATCTTCCATGTGAAGTCGTTCAAGCAGAAAGCCTGCCGCTGGCAGCGGCGTCAGCCAGCATTTTATCGAGCTGGGCGTTCTCTGCCCTAAGGCTGGCCACCTCCGCTTGGAGATCAAGGCACCTAGCCCGTGCCTGTTCAGCCGCAGATGCACAGCTGTGAGCATGTCGCTCCAAGTCCTTGAACTTGTTGTAGAGTTGGCGGTACTGTTCTTTCTCAGCGAGGATGATGTCGGCCAGTTTGTTGGCTAGGCTCAAATGATAGCTCCAATATTGCGTGTGCCAGCTCATCCGCCCGGTCTATTGGGAGGTGAACGGTGGCCGTGCGAAACTTGAGGATGAGGGTGCCCCCCGAGCGCCTTAGGTGGACGCCCGAGAGGATGCTGTCGTTGGTGTATTGGTGGGTCAGAACGGGATGTCCCCATCGTCACTATCGTCGTCGAAGCTGGAAGCCGCGCCGCGATTGGACTTCTCTTTCTTGTCCGCGAATGGATCGGACATGAGTTCCGATAGGCGACCTGTCTTGCGGTCATAGACCAGCCAGCCGGCCAGTCCGGTCTCACCGGTCCAGCGGCACTTCAGGATGCGAAGGGTGGTGATCTCCTTCACCAGCAGCGTCTTGCCGCCGACCATGACTTCGTCTTCGGATTGCTGATTACGCTCGATGCCGATGACGGTATGAGATAGCTGGGCGATGGAGTGAGAACCGCGGAGTTGAGCCAGGGAGACTTCAGCCCCCTGCTCGTGACCCTTGTCACCCGAGGGTCTCTTGAGATGCGTCACCACGAAGATCGTGATGCCACATTCGAGAGCCAGGGTGGCCAGAGCCGTCATGATGAAGTCGATGTTTCGACGCTCATCACCGTCTTCCTGTCCCGAGACCACAATCGAGAGATGGTCAAGAAAGACGCGTTTGCAGCCACATCCCTTCGCAAGATACCTGATCTTAGCAAGAAGGTTATCAGACGACGTTGAGCCGAAGTGGTCGTATAGAAATACACGTCCGGAACCCACAGTCTCTTCATAGGCCTTCCGCCTTTCCTCTACACTAGCGAGACTTTTGTCTAAGTGGATAGGTTTGGACAAACGGATGCCCACAAGGCCCCGCGCCGTCCGCTTGATCGGCTCTTCGAGCATCAGGATACCAAGGTTGTCCGTGGTCGTCCTGAGCAGATGGTCGATCGTCTCTCGGATGATCGCAGACTTACCCATGCCTGAGCCGGCAGTCAGCGTGATCACCTCACCGTCGCGACCCCCGAGTGTCATCTCGTTGATCTTGGTCCACGGTAGGGTGAAGCTCTCCTCCTCGTCATCCTCTTCCATGTGATCCCAGAGATCGCTGCCGTCCACGATGCCGTCCGGTCGGAGGACCTTGGCACCCCAAAGGGCATTGATAAGTTCCTGGGTTTCCCCGTGCATGAGCATCTCGTTGGCATCCTTACGGGGAAGGATTGCCGTCTTGCACTTGCCGGGTTCAAAGAGGCTGATACATTCATCGACAGCCTCGCGGCCTGCCTCGTCCATGTCGAAGCAGAGGATCACCTCGTCGAAGGTGTTGACCCATTCGAGGTTCTTCTTGATGGCACCCTTGGCACCAGCGGCACCCGTGGGTACAGAGACGACCGGCCACTTATGCCCCTGCGCCTTGCTGACTGAGATGGCGTCGATCTCACCTTCAGTGATGATGAGCTTCTTACCGCCGTCACGCCAAAGGTGCATGCCGTAGAGGCCGGCAGCCTTGGTGTCACCGAGGAAGACGAAGTCTTTACCCTGAGTGCGGACCTTCTGGGCCACGATGCGCTGGTTGACATCGCGATAGTTGAAGATGCGGACAGCAGAGCCGCCCATCTCCGACCGGGTGAAGCCCCACTTGGTGGCGCTCTCCAGATCAATCTTTCGGCTGGCCCAATCGCTGGGTTCGCCTATCGGTAGGAGCCCCTTCTTTTTCGGAGGCTCTACTTCAGTCGCTTCCAATCTTTCTCCGTTACCGCGTTCGTAGTACCCGCAGCCACCAAAGCAATACGCATGACCATCGGAGTACCGACCTAAGTTGTTTGAGGAGCCGCACTTTGGGCACGGCTCGTGGCGAACGAATTCGCTCTCAGTTTCCATGAAATCAGGGCTGGATCAGCTTGAAATCGCTGTATTTTTCCATGACGCGATTGAGGTGACCACGGTTATCGCTTGGGGTCAGCCATGTGATCGTCCGGTTCTTTACGTCGTCGAGGAATTCTTGGGTGCAGAGGAGTTTACCCTCGTAGACGCCGATCTGGCACAGGCCGATATCCATCCGTTCAAGGACCGACTTCATGTCGTGAGAGCCACCGAGGAAGATAAGGTTGACCTTATGTCCCTGGATGGTGATCTCATGCGCCGAGGACAGATCGTACTCGTTGCCTTCGTCCACCGAACCTTCCGGCCCGGGGATGAATAGGTCGATGTCCTTCCAGGGTTTACCCAGACGCTTGTCGCGGAAGTATCCACCAGCGGCGTAGTAGTTGGTGAAGCCCAGTAGGGTCAGCGCGATGCGCACATCGTCGAACTCTGGGAACTCGCCATCAGCCCAGAAGAGACCTTCGTTCTGGTCGAGGCGTATCAGGTCGCTCATACGTCGACCCTCGCGATCACACCATTGTAGGTCCAGTACCAGACCACGGTGCCATCAAGGTTGCCGCGCCGCTGTTCGAAGGTAACCTTGTCAACCGTGGCGGTATGCCAGTCGTGGTGCCGATGTGGATCGTATCGGTACATATCCCGGTAGTCGGGTCGTCGCATGACGTGGTAGACGCGATCACGAGCCTGATTGGCGTGGGGAAGTTCGCGAGCAAGTTCGGTCAGTTCGGCATGTGAGATGGGTCTCATCAGTTCCCTTTGAGTTGATCGTCGAGGAATTTTACGAGAGCGCTGGCCGTGCTGAAGGCAGCGTAAGGGGCTCGTTGGAAGCCGGGTTCGCGGGTGGTGAGATAGACCACCCAACCACCGGCCTGTGCAGGCTCGACAACGAAGCCGTCCTGCACTGCTGTCTTGATGGCCATTACGCGAGAAGCGTAGCCAGACGGTCGCCGACGCGCTTGGCATGGTCAGCAGCCTTGATAGCCTCATCTTCGGCCTTCGAATGCTTCGCGACCCGCACGGCATGCTTGCTGGCCTTGGCATTCTGATGGACCGCCACAGCGTCGAGGTTGGCCAGGGTCTTCTCAAGCGATGCCAGGGCGACGGCCATGGTGGGGCGACGGGTGACGAAAGCGATGACGGTCTTGATCATTGGATACCTTTCGGAGGCTCGTGGAGCCAAGCTGTTGGGATGGACTTGTCGGAGAAGAGAAAGCCGTGGGTCTCGCACCACATGCCGTAGGTCGTTTTGGATTGTTTCGAGATACGCGTCCGGCTGTTGCTGAACACGAACCTGATATCCAGATCGGGATGCTGGGCTTTGACGAGCAGATGCTTCTGCCTGTCCTCGGTAAGAAACCGGCCCTTCGTTTCAACGATGATCCCGTTTTCGAGAACGAAGTCGGGAGTGTACTTGGCCTTGCGAGCAGGCTTGACGTACTCGATCTTCGTCTTCTCGTATGTGAAGCTGTGGCCCTTTGCCTTCAGCTCATCGGCCACCTTGTCTTCCAGGCCTGACCGGAAGCCCTTGAGCTTCGCGGCCAGAGCCGGAGATACCTTGCGTGGCAACGCTTAGAAGTCTTCCGAGCCAGCGGTGCCCTTGTCGTCACCAGCGTTGTCCTCGGAGTCATCAGAGGTGTCCTCTTCGGAGAAGCCTTCGGAGGCGTCGTAACCCTCCTCTTCCTCGAAGCCCATTTCGGACGCCGAGCGGCCACCAGCGGAGACCAGTTCGATCACCTGAACGCCTTCGAGCTGCAGGGAGACGCCATAGCTGGCCTGTCCGGCAACCCAGTACGGAAGAGCGCCACCAGACACGCGGACGATGGAGCCGCCCCAGATCGCCGTGCCCTTCTTCAGCTTCTGAAGCTTGGCGTCGATGAGCTGCGGATAACGCTTCCAGTCCTTGCCCTTGGCCGTGGTGCCCGAGTGCTTCATCTTGAACTTCAGGATGATCTCGCCGGTCTCGTTCTCTTCCTCGTCATAGACGTCGGTGTAGAACTCTTGGCGCTTCGGTTCGCCGAGCTTCTTGCGGGTGGCAACAGGGAGCGCTGCGAACTTCTCCAGGGCCTCGGCTTCCGACTGCGCCATCACCTTCTCAAGCTTGGCAAGCAGCGCCTGGACCTGCGGATCGCTCTTGACGAGACGGACCTGCACCGAGAACGCACCGCCCTCGATAGGATAGGCTTCCGTGCCGTAGTCAGGGTTGGCGAAGTCGAGCTTCGGGTAGACTGCCGGTGCACGGGGCGTGGTGATCTTGACGGCTTCAGGGCGCTTGGACTTTTCATTTGCCATGTGTGTTGTGTTCCTTGGTGTGATAGTTGCGATAGTGGATAGGATTAGGCGCAGCGATACTTCGCTTCGAGGCGTTCCACGTTGTGGCCCTCATTGCGGAGCTGGATGTAGAGATCGACCGGGAGTGGCTGCCCACGTTTCCAGAGGATGATCGCGGTGGCCATAGGCGTAGTCAGACTCATGCGTACTGACCCAGGGTAACCTTGTAGCCCTCGGTGGTCTTGTCGAGACCGACTACCTTGATGCCGCTCAGGCCAGACAGCTTGGCCTTGATCGCGCTTTCGATGGCTTCGTGGACGGCACTGGCTGACAGCTCAGCAAACAGGAGAGGCCTCTTGACCAGACCGACGATCTGACCCAGGCGTAGTTCGTGGGCACGGGAGAGACCGGATTTCTTACGTTCCGCCTCGACAGCCTTGCGTTTCTCGCGCTCAGCCTGGATGTCGGCTGCCGACTTCACAAGCTCGAAGCGACGAGCGTACGGTGCGCACGTGTTGCCTGTGTCGTTCTCGATTTTGATGCATGAGGACGACGTAGTTTCGCCCTGATCCTCCGCAGCGGTGTAGGTCTTACCAGGGGTGATTGCGTAGCCGGTGGCATAGTTGTCCGGTACATCCTTAAAGAGGATGCGGTCGCCTTTTTTGAAACCGGTTGATGCTTCGAGCTTCGCGGCTACGCGATGGGCGAAGGTGCTCACCTCAATACCCTGGTCATTGAGAACCCACAGGAGCTGATGCCGGCCACAGTTGTTGTCCCGTGTCCGCAGAACGATGTAGGTTGAACCGGATGTCAGGTGATGGATGTCTCCATATGCCCCCTCGCCCTTGTTGAAAACGACGCGGTCACCGGCTTTGAATGGGGTCTTGTTCATCAAATCATCTCTCCTTGGATGTAGTCCTGAATTGCAGTGAATTCGGTACGCTTGCCGTCTTGGCCGGCGATGAGGTTCTTTGTGGCGACGAAGACTTCCTGAGGAGGAATGCCGAGTGCTTCGCTCAATTCGAGGAAGACTGCCGCCGCGCCCATGACCTGAATTTCAGGGTCGAAATCCTGAAGGCCGTTGAGCGTCATCATGACTGCCGCCGCGACTTCACGGGGCTTTGCGAGGTTGATCTTGTCTTTGTTAAGTCTCAGGCGGGGCAAGTGGGGTCCTCGTCGAAGAAGGTGATGTAGATGAGCAGTCCGAGAAGCAGTCCGACAGCAACGCTCATGCTGCCTCCGGCTTACGGAAAGCACGGTTGCGCTTCATGGCACCACGGCTGAAGTAACGCTCAGACTTGAGCCCTTCGATCAAAGCTTTGCGTGCTTCGTATCGCTGATCCTTTGTCAGTTCATTCAGGTCGAGGACCGTGGAACCGACAGAGAGACTGTTGTGAGCTGCACCAAAACGAATGGTAATCTTATGTTTCACTTATGGTTTCCTTTCAGGGAAATCGAAAAGAGCTAGGGGTGTACCTAACATTCCACTTTTGCATTAATTGCGATAGTGCAATGAATTAGGCGAAAAAATACTGGGCGCGGAGCACCTCCTTTATGTCTAGGGTCCCCATGGGTGGCCTCGGTTTGATTTCGAGGTCATCGGTGTCGAGCATGGAGAGGAAATCGGTGAGAACGTCACCCCGATACATCTCCACGAACTGGTATCGGAGGGCATTGGCCAGCCACGTCGCCCTGCCCGCATGTGTGCCATAGCTGTCGTGGATCATCGCGAAGGATGTCACGCCTGCGTTGGCCAGCAGGAAGAGCGTGAGGAACATGGCAGCGGCGTCGAGCGAATGGACGAAGTTAGGGCTGACCGAGGTCGCCTGTTTCGAACCATTGATCTGCGTAGTCTCCTCAGGAAGCCTTAGTCGGATCATCTTCCCATGCAGCTTGGTCTTCACCAGCCGAGAGTTGACCTCCCTGATATCCTGATATGCCACGAAGCCTGACGGTGTCGTCCACATGAGCGGTCGACCGGCCTTGGACATCTCCCGAGCAACACCCTGGAGCCACTCCATCGCCTGACGGGCAGCCACGACGACATCGCCGATGCTGTCCCAGATCGTGGTGCTAAGGTAGCCTGTGGCCTTCCCCAGCTCGTCACCGAAGTTGTGCTGCTGGCCTCCGGCGAACCGAGCATTGACGGCCTCCTGCACATACTTCAGGCATGATCGCGGCGTCCCGCCGTACGGCAGAACCATGACGGGACGCTTGGTGTCCTTCCGGTTCAGCTCATAGTAGACCCAGCCCTCAGCCCAACGCTTCCGGTCGAAAGGCGTTGGTGTCCCTTCCTTCTGCATCGGATCAATAGTTGCATCAGTGGAAGCAATTAGACGCAGCTTAGCCATGGCAACGTCAGCAACGCGCTGGTAGATGTCAGCCGGCTTAGGGTTGTCCGTCAGGTTCACCGCCCTTCCCCCGATAGGATCGCGGAGCATTGCCGAGAAGTGCTGCAGGCCGTTGCAAGAGCCGTCCAAGGCCACCGGAATGTGCGAGACAAATCCCTCGTTCCACCGCCTGCCCCACTCGAAGCAGAAAGCCAAGAAGCACCACGGGCTGTCGGCCCCTGTCCACCATTTGAACCCTAGGGGATCATCGCAGACAGTGCGTATCTTCAGCTCGTTTTCCGAGACCCACGCCACTCGCTCTTCGAATGAGACCTTGTCCACTCCGAAGCAGTTTGCGCCGTGGATGGCCAGCCAGCGCTCACCATCGTCACCTAAAGGCATGCCGGCAGAGAACCGGAGCAGACCCTTGACCACGTCGGTTCCCTGTGGATTGAGCAGCGCCGGGATCGGGTACGCCCTGCCCCTAAAGTCGAGGTTATGCGGGAAGTAAATGCGCGGCTCATGTTCGAACCGGTCGACCAACTGCATAAGATCGTTCTGGCCTTTGCGGGCCAGCTTCAAGGAGTAGTTAGCATTGTGGACGTCACGAGCCGCCCAACGCCATGCCTTAGCGGCCTCAGGGTTCGTATCGATGTCATGCGGCTTCGGTGGTAGCGGAAGGTCCTCCAGGCTGACCAGCCCCGCCTCACCCGATCCAACAGCCAAGAGCTGACGCATGACGGACAGGACTTCGCGGTTGATCTGCCACGCGGTGTTCTGGATGGCATTGAGGCCGGCGTAGACCTTGGTCAGATCGGCCTTCTTCAGCAGCTCACGGTGTTCTGGACGGGCTCGCTTGACCAGCGGCAATGGCCGGATGGCATTCGAGAAGTACCCGCCGCCAGTAAGATCGGCCCAGGGTTTCGGCTGGATGACAGTCGGCATGAAAAACTGGGCCAACTCCTCGCCCCGTAGTGCCGAAGCTTCGACCCACTTGGCTGCCTTCTCCGTAATCTGGACGACATACTGGTCAACGCGGACATCCTTGTCGGCACTGTCGATGCCAGTCATCACCTCCGCGAGGCCTGTGGTGTCGCAGAACAGCTCGATCATCTTCCAACCAAGGTGGAGCTTGTCGGTCTGCGCCCAGCGATCCCAGGGAACCTCATACTTGCCCATGGCATATGCGAGGACTGCCCTCTTGTGCGCTGTGGTCGCACCGTCCTTGTCCAGACGGTCCTCTACAATCCGGAACTGGTCACGGTGTTCCTTCTCGAACCTGCTGAACCGTGCCTCGTCTTCCACCCCCGACGCCACCAGCCGAGAGAGCGTGGTGTAGCCGACAGTCTTCTTGGAGAGCAGCCGGTTAAGGATGACACGGGTGACGATAACGGCTACCGCGTCGTAGTTCATGCCGTTGATCAGCTTTGCGGCGATTGCCTTCGGCCCTGCCTTGCCGGCAAACACCCCGTCGACGAAGGCCTCAATAGCCTCCGATAGGGGACGGATGGCCCGCTTTACGAGGATGTTCCCGGCGTCCGTGGAGGAACCGCGTTCACCTTCGATCTCCTTGTTGTACCGGACCCGGAACCTTTCAGCGCCGAGGCCGGCCATGGTGATCTCAAGTTGGATTTGGCGTTCGTAGTCTGTCAATCGGTTCTCCTAAGCACCTTGGCCAGCAGGTAGACGAGCACCAACACAAGCCCGATTGATCCGAAGACCATCATGCCCAGCCCGAATTCCTCCTGTTCCTTCGTGGTAGGCGAGTAGGTGTACCCCTGCTCGCTTGACGTGGATGAGGAGTGGTGTGAGTTGCCGCGTGGCATGCCGGCGATGATTGCAGCGACGGTCAT